GCAAATTTTACCAACATGTATTTATGTTGCTTTCCCTAGGGGATTGACCTTACCTGAGTGGTTACATCTGCTAATCCGATGGTAAGGGAAAGTGCTTGTTTAGCCTTATGATTGGTCACGTCTGCCCGTAAGGCTGTGAACACTGGTAGTCCGGTGATTCACTTATAAATTTCCGATATGGACTACATACTATTTTTCATATATAGAGTTTCACGCAAAGTCAAACAATAGGTGGCTGTTAAGAGCCTAAAGGACACTTGATGTCTGTCTGTTGGCCAGTTGTTGTTTGATTAGCGCATTAATATATATGATTAGGTTTGATAATAGGATATGGACACATTGGCCACCCCAATGATGTCTAGGACGGCCCCCAAACACATAAATAGCCAAGGTGATGCATACAAACGAAGTGAAGATTGATGAAGGGGGAGAAGTTCTCTCCCCTGAAACGTGCAAAAATTTAACTATCGTTCCAGAGATTGGCAAACAATGTGTGAAGTCTAAGTCGACTCTTGCATCCGACAAGACTAATCGTGAAGGTAAGAAAGAGGTTGTGCCTTCACGTGACGGGAATTCCAAGGAATGGTCTCAAGTCCAAGGAAAGAAAGGAAAGAAAAATGAGACTAGCAGCGAGAAGAGAACAGCTAATGAGCGTTCAAATGTTGCACAAAAGCCTGCGGGAACAGGCAAAGCGAACGGCAGCGAGAAGAGAACAGCTAATGAGCGTTCAAATGTTGCCCAAAAGCCTGCGGGAACAGGCAAAGTCGTCACTAAGAAGGAGTACGACTATAAAACGGAGGGACGCAAGGATCCGGCACCAAAGAAAATTGTTCACACACAGAACAAAGGTGCGGCCTTGAATAAAGGAATGTTAGATACAGTCCAAAATCAAAAAGGTGAAATTGATGCTCTGAAGCAGATACAGAGAGATCAAAGAGAAGACGAACACAAGGTCGAAATGAAGTTTAAAATCAAATCAGCATCTCAAGTTGAAATTGAAAGAATGAGAGATGAAGTTAAGCTTCTGGAAGAGACCCGCATTTACCGAAATGCTGTCAAAACGCACGCTTTTGTGCCTTTTGAATGTGAATGTTGTCGGATAGCATACCCATTAACCTCTCATTCTGAGGCTATCGCTCACCAACTTTTTGGAAATATCATAACGGGTGGAACTGGTAAAGATTCTGAAGTAATAAGAAAAGGGGCTGTTTTGCAAGTTAAGTATGTTGCTAAACAGTCTGAATTCTATGAATCTCACCCTGTAACTTGGTCTTATGAGCTTAATAAAATGCTCTCGCACCAGTTAAAATATTTCGATTGTCCCTTCAATGTCCTAAGACGTTCTGTTGAGTACTTGGAAGTGCAGAACAGACGTTCGTGGTGGAATGTTTGTCGTAGGATCGGCAACACCATCTTGGATGTCTTTAGGATAGGACCCTCCAACGCAGCGAGAAGCTGTATCTACGGATGCATCAATGGCATGGGAACAGACGTGTCAGATGGTGTGTTGAAAGAGCAAGAAATTGAGGTTGTCAAAGCAGAACCCATTCTTGACTTTTGTAGTAACAGACTCGATGTAAGTGTACCATATGGCAAGATAGAACAGATAGGGTGTTGGGTGTGTGAACCCAAGTTCTACAATGTTGGTTTAAGTATATGTAGTGATCATGTTACCATTCCCAGAGGTAAGTGTTCACATAATGAACTAACATTTTATGCCACTCGTCAGTGCACTGTACCCATTTACCAAGAGTTGTTAGACTATCAGTTTGGCACAGCAAAAGAAAAACGTAAGATCCAACAGGATTATGCATACTTTTGTATGCGTGCCTTTAAAGACTTACAAGATTTGCTTCGCCTACCAGGATTCGATATGTTGGATTCTAGGGAGGCACTCGATTGGTTTTTGGAGTCAAAACCGCTTGCGTATAGAGAACGTTTGGAAAGAGGTTGGGTCAACCTGGAAAAGTCTTGGCAACAAGTGGAAGCGGATTCCGTGTTGGGCAGGGCTTTTGGTAAGGTTGAAGCCATGTGTGGAAAAGAGAGAGATAAAGTCGAAATGAGGTGTGTGACCTCGATGACAGATGAATATTTGGTTGAAGTTGGGCCACTGTATCAGTATTGGAGTAAGAAAATGCTGAAGTGGTTATATCCAGATTTCACGACTATGATTAGTCGGCCTGTTTTGATTGTTACAGGTTTGTCCCCACCCAAGATGGGTGAGATCGTTACACATTTCGAAAAAGAAGGTTACTTTGCAGCTCAAGGTGATCATTCTCGTTTCGATGGACATTGCGAAGAAGAGATGTTGGATGCTGAATACTGGTTTTATGAGCAACAGGGATGTTTCCCTGAGTGGCATTTGAAGCTGCTCAAGGCTCAACGTTGTACCAGGAGCAAATCCAGCACTTTCGCAGTGACACACAAGGGCAAGGTGGCATCAGGTAAGATTAATACCAGTGTTGGGGACTCATTGATAAACGCAGCAATGTGGGTGAGTTTTGCGAAAGAACACAAAATTAAGGATTCCGTAGTGATGGTGTGTGGGGATGACCATGTTGTATTTACCAGGGATTATTTCCCAGCATGGGAATACAATGATTGGTGCAAAAGACTGGGACATAAAAATTCTTTTGAATGGATGACAGAGCTGGTCAATTCATATCGCCCACAATTATCAACTAACTATGACAAGTTGTCATTTTGTTCTAGTTGGTTTCCCGTCATCAATCAATACGGAGATAGGACGATGCACCTCTTATCAGGCAAGGCATTGGCAAAATCTTTCATTCCCGTAAAACCACTGCCGGTAGGGATGACGATGGATGAACACGTGGCAAATGTCGCGGTGGGTTTTGGTCATTATGACTTTTCACCAGTTTTTGGTGCTTTTATGCAAATACTGAGGAAAGGGCGTAAGATTAAAGCCAAGCATCAAGATTACCAGTTTGTAATGAAAGAGCCAATTGAAGTGGACCCAGATGTTATGGCGGTTTCTTTTATGAACCGATATGGGTTCGACCCGGCACCACTGCATAATGCGATTTTACGTATGCAGTTGCCTGAAGGGTTGGGTGTAAATGTTGTACACCCACTTCTATTGAGAATGGCCGAGGTCGACGGCGTTCTCTTGCCTCCACAATAATTTGTGGGGGCTATCCGGTCCGAAATGACCTTACCAAAAACTAGCAAGACCCGTGTATAAACTCATGCGAAAAGAGTTCCTTCCGGGGGGAATAAACACAGGTGGTGACGTGCCGAATCGTTAGCTCTGTCTGTTCGGTGTTGTTGTGTTACGGATTATAACACACTGCAGATGCCTTCAGAGCTTGGTGAGGGGTTTTAACTCCTACTGATCATTGCACCGATTGGATTCAGTTAAGAGAGATCAAGATAACCCTATACCATACATTAATAGTACACATTTGTATGGTGAATAAACAACGTACTCCTGCAAACAGAAGAAGAGTGCAGAGGGCAGCTCAAAATGCCCCAAATCGTCGTAGCCGACCTCAGCAACAGCCGAGACGACAACCGGTACGACAACCCGTGAACAACAGTAATTTAAAGAGCACATTCAAGTCAGCAATGAAGGAACTTCTAACGAAGGGAGGTGGCATTGTTGGAGGAGCTTTTGGTGGCGCGCCAGGCGCTGGCTTAGGTTCTGCTATTGGTGCAGGTGCCTCAAAGATCTTTGGTTTTGGAGACTATAAGGTCGATGAGAATACTCTACTTGCTGGTAATGTTCCACAATTTCGTAATGGCGGACGGTCTATACGTATCAGTCATCGCGATTTTATCTCAGACATCTCAGGCAGTATCAATTTTGCTGTTAAAGAGTTTGCGATAAACCCTGGCCTGCAGTCAACCTTCCCCTGGTTGGCTTCAGTTGCCGGTCAATTTCAGTCATACAAGATTAAAGGTATGGTTTTCGAGTTCAAGTCTACATCAGCGACGGCTTTGAACAACGTTAATTCCGCTTTAGGAACTGTTATAATGGCCACGCAATACAACGCGTTTCTTGGAAACTTTACGAGTAAACTGGAAATGGAGAACTATGAATTTGCTAGTTCCTGTAAGCCAGCTGAATCCATGATGCACCCTATAGAATGCGCACAAGGTGAATCACCGTTGGAATGTCTTTATATAAGAGACGGTTCAGTTCCTGTTGGTCAGGATGAACGTTTCTTCGACTTCGCATCGTTTCAAATCGCCACCGTTGGGATGCAAGCTGCATCAACTATTGGCGAACTTTGGGTCACGTATGACATTGAACTCTACAAGCCTAGGCTTGCTCCAGGTGGGGTTCTTTCTGGTCAGTATTACAGACTCAACAATGGTCCCTTCGACGTCAATAACGTCTTAGGTGCCATCCAAACGACTCCTAAGGGGAACCTGGGACTCACAATTTCAGCAGTCGGAGCCGGTTTCGACACGATCAATTTTCCCGCTTCTATAAGCGCTGGCAAGTTCATCGTTGTTGTAGCCTGGCGTGGGACAGTAGCAGCAGCAATTGTTGCCCCCAACATCGGCTTAACCAACTGTGTATTAGTGACAGATTGGTGTCTGAATTCTTCAAGTCAGCTGACTGCTCCACAAGGTGGCACTCAGAACACTTTAAGATTGACTCATGTATTTGAGGTTTCAATCAGTGGTTACTCAGCGACTGGGTCTCAGATCACGTTCACAGCAGGGACATATCCCGG